GTGCGTCTGCCATGCGCCACCAATGCAACAGCTTCTCAGGCTCATCGTATGCTCCCCTGGCTTTAGAAACATCTATGGGGCGTCCGCGATTGAATAGGGCACGAATGGCTTCCTCGTCGAGGTCCTCGTGGATGGAGAATTCATCGATGTTTCCTTCCAGATACCGACTATTGTCCACTCCTGCTCCAATGGTTATTCCACTGGTATAAACGTTCATCGAGCCACTGTTCGTCGTAGCGTTAACAGTCTGTTTTTCTCCATCACACCATAGCTCGCACCCAGTGATGTCGTTGTATTTTATCTTTAAAACCCAGTGGTGCCATGCGTTGTCGCTAGATTTGGAGTTACTATTCCAGTATCTCAGGCAGCTTGCAGACATGTAGAGCAAATTTCTGTTACTGCTCCAGTCAAAGGCAAACATTCCTATGGTTTCTCCGCCGTGACTGAACACAGTCTCTCTTTGCCCTGCGGGGGACGGTGACTTATACCACCAGCTATAATACCTGCTCTCGTTGTTTGGTTGAGCTGTAGCGTCTACCTGCGTAACGAGATGGTCATCTACTCCGTCAAAATTCAGTGAGAACTTGTTGTCAACTGGAGCAAGCGCATAAATCTGCTTTGGAGAATTGCCGTCTACCAAGGTAGCGCCGTTGATAACCCCGGTGTGTCCGTTCACAGCGCGGACTGACACGTTGTCCACAAAAAATTCAGGCGCACCGGTCCGCTTTATCCCAATGCTGTCACTTCCGTCTGAGACAAAATACAAAGTATAGCTTCCCGAAGAGGTGTAAGTAGAAGCGACCCCATTGACCACCATTTGCATTCCGTTGCTCCTTACATTTTCAAAATCAAAGGTAAGTCTAGCAACTGTCCCGGCGGTTAAAGCAGTTATGTTCTGAACTGCCTGGGCAAATGTACCATCACTAACAATATGCAGCGCGTTAGAGCCTAAGCTATTCTTTGCAACTTCTACAGTTTGCCCGCCACTATTGTTAACGCCCCACCCAGTCAGGTCGCCTGTTTCATAGTCACCGTTAGTAATAAGCTCTGGACCCACCCCCGGATTCGTTTGGTCAAACAGCAGGTTACTGGTCCCGTCCTGCGCAGGGTCCGTTGCGTCCCCCATCCGGTAGTAAGCCTGAAGCTTATTTTTGTAGATATCATATGCCCCCGTGTTGACCACTAGGTGCGTGGGTTGGCCTGCATTATAGATAGCCCTCACGGCGTCACCATCCAGTGCGGTGTCCCAGATGGCTACCTCATCAACGTCTACATCCGCATAGACACTAGAGGCAACGTGTGCCCCAATCGTTGCAGAGACACTGCCTGCCCGTGAAGACCGAGTGTGGGTAGTAGTAGCAACCGAAACGCCATCGATGTACAAAGCTTGAGCAGAGGCGTTAGTCGTATAGACCAAATGATGCCAAATGTCATCGTCGATTGCTGAACCCCCCGTTGTGCTCACTAAACTACTGCCGTTCCAAATATCGACAGAAATTATGCCGCTGGTTGAAACAACCACTCGCAAATCACTGGCCCCAGCATCTGAGCTGCTGACAAAGATTCTTTCTTCACCGCCGCTGGTGTCCGGCATCTTGAACCACATCGAGATACTGTTTACATTGCCGGAGAAAAACGTGCTGGAAGCGCCGAGATCAAGGACATCATCTGTCCCATCAAAACTCAAAGAGCGCTCCCCTGGTGCGATAGGTCGCAGATTCTTACATTGTTTTGGGACTGATTCGGTCAGCTCCTTCACGCTAATACTGTCAAAGTATCCATCAGTGCCGGCGTTACCTGAGTTTTGCAGAGTAACGTGGAGTGTTGTGCCTGTAGCTGTAAAGGTAACGTCTTGCTTTGAATCAGATGTTACGTTTCCAGAGTTGTGGTATTCAGTTCCTTGAGACGATGTGCCTAGCTTGAATTGCAAGTCCACCGCAGTTCCCGAGGAAAGCAAAAGGTCTGCCGTTGCTCGATACGTTGCGCCGGTGACAACAGCTATTTGTTGGGTGGCAGAGCCGTGGTTAGAGCCGCTAGGGTTTGAAACCTTTAACTTACCATCAACAGATGCAAGCGTGGCGCTATTTTCAGCAGTCCAGTTTGCAGTGCTATTATCAAACCCACCGTTGACCACAAGCTCAGACCCGCCATCCGCCTGAATCCGAGCGCCATTGATGGTGCCGGAATTAAAAATCTCTTTCAAAGAAATATTTGAAAACTGAACGTATTGGTTTGGACTCAGTTCAATTGAGCCAAGCGCAAGTCCAGTGCTCGCTGCCGTGAAACAATACTCTACTGAGCCTGAGCCAGTTTGGAGGGTTGTGTATGATGACCCGCCGAAGAATCGAGCCAGCGCAATACTGCCTGATGTCTCATCCGTCTCAAAATCAAACGTGAGCTTGTAAGTTTTGCCCACAGTAACATTGCTTGTGAGGATGCCGCTACCTGCTAGAGAAGCTTGCAGTGCGCTATTGCTGCCGCCAGACGCTCCTCTTGCTGCTCTAATTGAGGTTGTTGATGGGTTAGTTATTATGTTGCCGTAAGTAGTCCATTTTGAGGAATCGTATGGGTTGGCAATAGTCAGCTCTGGACCCAGTCCCCCATTCGTGCTCTGGTCAAACAGCAGGTTCTCGTCCCCGTCTCTCTTAGTACCCAGCACGCCCTCTCCCATGCGATACCAAGCTTCTAGCGTGGAGTATTGCAGCAGGTTTGTCGGGCGTCCGTTGTTGTATAAGGCGTCTACTTCGCGTGCGGTGAATGCGGAGGAAAACACTGCGAACTCATCAATTGATGCGTTCATGAAGGTGTCAGCGGACGTGTTATGGCCCCGTGCTCCAATATAAAGATTGTCGCTTGGGTTGCTTGCAGCATTTGGCGTGTAGCTCATCGTGTCCCGAGCAACACCATCCAAGTAAAAGGTAGCTGTGCCACCGTCAGCGACTAACGCGATGTGGTGCCACTGATTAATTGCTAGATAGTCCGACAAGTCGGTGCCAGAGTTGACTTTGGTATTTTGCACGCCCATCGCTGCGGTTGTGCCGTTAAAACCAAAATAAAATCTTTTGCTGTTATGGGTCCCCATAAATTGGTTCCCTGAAAAGTCCCCCATCTTGACCCAAGAACTCATCGTCGCGCCAGTGTGGATGAAGTCGGGTTGGATTCCTGTCTCCACAAAATCATCTGTTCCGTCAAACAGCATCGACTTGTCGGCAATGAAGGTTGGCGTAAAGCTTTTATAGCTGCCAGATTTAACAACATTGTCGCTCTCAACAACATCTTCACTTGAAGCAATAACAAGTGGTCTTGTAAGAGGTCGGGTAAGTTTGCGGGTAAGAGACATTTAATTAATTAGTAAGCACTACGCTCGTTTACTGGCTTCACTAGAATTTGATAAGTTTCTGAAGATCCACCTGAAATTTTGACTCGTAGCGAATTAGCTGCTGTGGTGAAAATAACCTGGCCTTCATCTGTAAACTCAGCGTCTACACCAAGACTGCTATATCTTGCGACATTACCTGCTACGCTTAAATCGTGTTGCAACTCTATTTTTGTTGCGTTAAAGCTAGAAACAGGGACAACCGAAAACAAACCTGTGCCCCCGTGCCACTTAACATTTACTGTTCCTGCGCTTGCAGCAACCGTTTGTGATATTCCATATTGCATGATTTATAGTTATTTGCTGTTTTAGTAATTCATATTAGATCCAGACCCCCCGCTAGTACTGCCTGTATTTACAGTGGGCCTTCTAATAATAAGACTGCTAATACCAGAGCCACGGCGTTTTGCTTGTTTCTTTTTAGGCTTTTTTTGAACTGCCACTTCCGTAGGTGGAGGGGGTGGTGGTGGAGGCGGGTCTGCTTGAACCACCTTTGGTCTGGACATGCACATGATATTTAGAGGATATTCTCGTTCTGTTCTTGGAAGGCAGACTCCAGAAACTTAATCACAGACCTTTGTCCAAAGTGATAGTCTAGTTCCCGAAGGCTGGTAGATATATCAAAGTCTTTTTGAGGGAACCTTTCTTGTAGTGCCTCAAGGAAAACTTTAGATACAGTGGGGAAGTCTTTATTTTTCGTTATCATATATGGCTAGAGGTCGTTAAGTTCTACCGGAAGTTTATCGTTATTGATCCACTCTTTTGTTTGCAAAAGGCACATAGCATTCCACACCACAGCTCCAAGATGGTCTTCCTCTTCGTCTCCTTCTATAAAAGACCACATGTGTCTGTAAATGCTGTCAACATAACGGCTTAGGGGGATTCCCTTTTCCCAGTTTGACCTCCCATACTTCAGTGCTCCATCCTCAAATCTCTTTGAAGCAGCACGCAGAGCAGCAATAGGCAACAACGAGGGCAGCCCTTTTCCAGTCATAGAATCCCTCACAGCTCCACTTGCAAACTGACTGCGCTCTCCTGAATCTGGAAGGTGTCTTACTGGGGGTTCCATAGCTTTATTTCCTTTGTTTCTTTGTTGTATTCGTTGTGTCTTAGAATTCGTGCAAGCCTAGCAGTCAGCAAAGCATCATCCTCTGTAAGTCCCTTGGATTCATAAGCATTGACCACGGTTTCCCATGACTCTCCGTGCTTGTCTAGTAGCTTTTTTGCTGTAATTAAGCCTACTCCCGGCACCCCAGCGTAGCCATCAGTAGAGTCACCAGCCAGTGCTTGCACAAGATGGAACCTATCGGCTTCCTCGTCTGTAGTGTCCTTTGTCTCATCCTTCAGGAAATTATACCAAGTGCAAGGGAGTGTTCCAAAGTCCTTGTCACCACTGACTGCAATGGTGTTCTCCCTGTCTCCTGTGGCAAGGATTCCAATAACATCGTCAGCTTCCAGGTTGTCCCACTTGTCCCCATTGAAGGTTTCCATCATCCACTCTCTAAGGTCATTGATACCAAGGGGGCTTCTTTTGTCCTTTCGGTTAGCCTTGTATTCTGGAAACAACTCATGCCTAAAATTCTTTTTGTCTGAAAAAATAGTTATTACCGCAGTAGTTTCTAGTTTTTCAAGGATAGTTTCAATTAGCTGACTTGCCTCTGCCTTGGCTTGATTGAAATCAGTGTGAAGAGTAAAGATGTCATCATCCCATTTAGTCTCCACTTCAGCAGCAAACGCTGCCCTGTAAAGAATCATGTCTCCATCTATCAATGCTTGTTTCATATTAGTTAGTGCGTTTCTGCCCAGTTAGCTCCAACTTTGTATTCCCCATCCAAAGGGCATGTAAAGTTAAGGATCTTTCCTGCCTTGCTGATTGCGCTGACAAACGAATGCCCAAGATCATCTGCTTTTTTCTTGTCGCAAGAAAACTGAACCTCATCGTGGACATTGGCGTGTATCTCGTAGGGAATGTCTTTGTTATCCATCTCAAACTCCACCAGTGCTTGCTTCATCACAACAGCACCAGCAGATTGAAGCAACAAGTTCAGTGAGCTGTGCATCGAACGGCAAGGAAGAGTCCTGCCATCAAGACCAAACAAGTAACCATGTTTCTGGACTTGTTGGTGAACCGCAGAGGTAAGCGATTTGATTGCAGGGATCTTTGACATAAATGATGCCTTTAGTTGTTTGCCCTCTTTAGTAGACCCACCAACAATCTCACCAATCTTTTTGTCTCCTGCACCATATAGAAAGGCGTATATAAAAGTTTTCGCTTGGTCTCTATTTTCAAGACCCGCAGCCTTTTGGTTTGCTGTATGGATGTCCCCTTCAAGGATCTCCTTTGCATACTGCCCCTTGTCCCACTGATACAGATAGTGAGCAAGACACCTAAGTTCCAAGCCAGAAGCATCAGCACCTACAAGCACCTTGTTTTTGGGGGCGGTAAACAAAGACCTACATTGTTCTCCATACTCAGCTCTGACTGCTGGAACCTGGGCCATATTTGGATGGTGATGACTACACCTACCACTCACAGTTCCCAAGGTATTGACTGACCCATGCAGTCTCCCTTTGTGCTCCAACTTGAGCCACGCTTGATTTCCTTCAGCAACCTGACCGAGCCTTTTACTGACCAACAAGTATTCGAGAAGTTTAAGTGATTGAGGTGTGTCTATCTCTCTAAGAACTGCCTCGTTAATTGCTGGGCGCTTGCCATCGTATTCCTGTGGATCCCACCCCTCCGACATAAGACGCTCTGCTATCTGATCCCTAGATGCTGGGTTAAAAGGAATTTCCTTTGTTTTCTTTTGGCCTCGCTCTACGTCCTTTGCTTTGTGCCCATCATTAACAGCAGCCTTTTTGCTTGGGTATTGTTTGCCCCCTGCAACCCACCAGCATGACTTCATCTCTGTAACTGTAGGACCAAAGACTTCTTGTAGTTCTTGCTCGATCTCAGTGCGCCGAACCATCAGCTTCTTTGTGAGATCCTCTGCTTTTTCTTTATCAAATGGAAACCCAGTCTCTGTTTGCTTTCTCATTGCTTTGGCAAACGATGTCTCAAGCATAAGGGCTTGGTGTGAATATTTCTTTTTCTCAACAAGATAGTGAAACAAGGAGGCAGTCACCTTTACATCTTGGACACAGTAGTCTTCCATCTCTTGGCTCCACTCGCTCCAGTCCTCTGTCTCTCCATGCTCGCTTTTGTGTATTCCAATGCGAACACCCCAAGCTTTCAATGAGTGACTACCAATCAACTTCTTTGGAAACTCTTGTCTCTTGTAATCGTCTGCCTTGAGGTCTGGGTAGGACAACTGAGCAAGAATCTTTGTGTCGTAGATTGAGTGATGAGTCCATCCATACAAATGCTTCAAAGCAGGACCATCAAAGTTTATGGCGTTGTGTCCAATCACGTAGTCATGCTCACTCAGTAAAGCCAAACCATCCTTAATATTATCCGCTTGGAACCTGTGAACCTTCTCTTCGTAGTCAATAACAACCATACAGTGAAGAGTCTTTAAGTCCTCCAACGTATCCCAGTTGTCTATTGCTTGTGTCTCTATGTCAAAAAATGCTGTCTTCATTGTTTTCAGTCGTAGTCTCGTTGTTGAATTCATTCGCTATATCTTCAGTAAGCAAGCCAGTCTCAATGTCAAAATCAAGACAACAAGCAATGCCTGTTTGTCCACTAAATCTGTTCTTTAGAACTCTCAGTTGTGTTTTGTTTCTTTCTTCTGCGTCCTGCTGGTTTCTCTCTAGGCCAATGACCATGTCACTTAACTGGGCAATACCAGCAGATCCACGAAGTTGGGCTAGTGATGTTGTTGCTCCTTCCTCATGGCCCCTTCCTTCAGGACGCTTGAGATGACTAACAAGGATGAGAGCTATGTTTGTTTCTTCTACCAGTGACCTAAGTTTTGTCATGGTGTTATCAATCATCCGTCTTTCATCCCCATCCCCCATGCCACTTACCACGATTGACAAGTGATCCAACACAACAACTTCAGTGTCCAAAGCAAGAGCAAGAAAACGAATGTGGGAAAGCAAGTTGTCGCTATCAAGACTCCCAAAGTGATCGTAAAGAAACAACCTGTCACTACCTACAGTTGACTTAAAGGCATCATAAAACTCATCCGTTACCTTGAACTGCTCTTGTAAATGAAGTTGTTGTTTCATCTCAATGCCAACAAGAGACAAGCCAGTCCTTTCGATAGACTCTTCAAGAGCAATGTAACCAACCTTCTTTTCAGTAGTAGTAAGCAAGTGGTGGGCGATTACCTTACAAACCTGGCTCTTTCCAATACCACTCCCAGCACAAAAGGTAACTATCTCCCCTTTGCGTAAACCTCTGGTCAACTGGTTAAGACCAAAGAATGGATAAGGGGTAGACTCGTATGTCTTTGGGTTAGTCAGTCTTTCAAGCAGCTCACTCCCAGCAACAATGTCATCAGGTCTCCACACCTTTGCTTCCCACATTGCTTGCGTTATCTCCTCCCCTCTACCGGCAAGAAGTAACTCTGAAGGATCCTTCATAGGGAGCCTAGCAATCTTACCCCGACCAGCAGGTAACAAATGAGCCACTTCCTTTGCTGCCTTGCGTCCCGCTTCGTCCTCGTCAAACATCAAGATCACTTCCTTAAATCGAGAAAGCCAATCCATTTGTTTTTTAATAACTGAAGCTGCTGAGTTAGCCCCCAACCCAAGAGAAACAACGGGCCACTTGTTACCGTTTACCTGACTCACACTCAGGCAATCTATCTCTCCCTCCGTAATGATCAGCTTGTTTCCTCCATTGGGCCAAAGCTGCTGCCCAAAAAAATGATCAGGATTACCACTACACCTGAACTTCTTGCCCTCAAATCTATACTTCTGGGCTATCTGCTTACCATCTAGGTTGTAGTAGTTAGCTATATGACATAGCTGTCCTCCTAGTTCCCCTACTTGGTAGCCAAACTTCTTACAGGTTTCCTCATGCAGCTTCCTTTGAGGCAACGCTTGATACTCTCCCGTAATAAATACATTTGTTTGTTTTGGCTTAGAAGTAAAAGAACCCTCTGGTCTGTATGGACTTGCTGCTGGTGTCCACTTGTCACAAACGTAACACTTAGAAGAACCATCAATGTTTATTGTTCTGCCATCACTACTCCCACAATCTTCGCAGGGTTGATGAGTTAAAGCAGCTTCTATGGTAGCCACGATATAGGTATCTCTCTTTCGCACCACATAAACCCATGCTTGTCGCACCAGTCCCCATATGTGGTTTTGCTTTTTTTACTCAATGTGTTTTTTGCCCGTTGAAATACAAATCGAATATCTAATCCAGGATTGTCCCGTCGAACCATCAGGTGCTTTGTTCTGTCCGCTGGTTTCCAGAAACCTTTTACCTCCAAAATAACCCCGTTGCACAAGACAAAGTCAGGCGTGTAATGACAGACCTTCGTGTATTTCAACCGCATGTCCTCGTATGAAAAAGACACCCCGGCCCCCGAAAGAGCCGAGGCAATCCTCTTTTCAAACTTAGAACGGTATACCGGTTTGCTTGTTGTTTTCTTCCTCGTTTTCAAACTCCGTCTCAAAGGTTTCGCTCACAAAGCCGTCACCTTCATCACCAAAACCAAAGTCACTACCACCACCGCCGAATTCCTTCAGCTCAATGATTTGTGCTGCCCTCAGTCGAAGAGAAATACCAGTTACTAGCCCTGCTCCCTTTTGATTCATAGACCAACAAACAGGCTCAACGGAAAGCTTTAAGATCGAACCATTACCCACGTTGGGTTTTTGGTCTATCTTGTTTCCCTTTGAATCAACCAACGCAACAGAGAACTCAAGAACTCCCTTATCGGTTAGCTTCTTTGCTACCTGCTTTGCATATATTTGGAAGTCTCCTTCCTTCGTAATACTGCAAGGATACCCCTCACTTTCTCCATGCGGTTTGCCCGTCTCTTTTTCTACGTTGGCATGATATGCCTTATAGATTTTTCTTATCTCAGCATCAAAGACTTTGAAATCGTTTTCACGCACATGAATCTTTGCGCTATAAACCCCAGCGGGATTAAATGCAGTGTCAGGTTCTGTCAGGCGGGGCCAAAAAGCTCTACCTGCGGGGGTGGTCATTATTTTATTTGCCATCGTTATCTTTCCTTTCGTTGTTTTTTGGTTTGTCTGTAATGTAAACATCGCAAAGCATTGCAAACAATCTTGCGCTGGTTACTAATTCTTTCTCACTGAAATCAAATGCTTGTGGGTCAATGTCTTCTCCATCATCGCGGGCTTTTTTAAGTAATCCAAAGTTTACTGCTGCTTGGGCTAAACTATTCCACCCATTGATCAGCTCATTTGTTGACTTATCTATTGTCCCCATAGTTCATAGGCTAAAGTTCTAAATGCTTTTTCTGCTTGGGCAGGAACGACTCCGTTTCCCAGCATGAGAAGTCTGTCCACCCTACAGTCACCCCCATGAGCTGCTCCACGAACTCTACGCTCAACTGTCCGCGACACTTCCCACTCTCTGGGTTCTCCTTCTGGGGTTGCTGGGAACATTTCGCTTTTGTATCTCCCTTCCTGTCTTTGTGTAGCTTCTCCCTGTCCACCTCGAAGCCATGAATCTTTGGATGGTTGCTGAGTCCTAGCTGCCCAAAGTTTGGATTGTTTGAAATCTTCATTGCTTCCGCTGTCGTTGGTGTGGGCCAATACGAAGACTCTTTTTCTTCTGTGGGGTGCGCCAACTTCAGACGCTGAGAATATTCCCCACGCCGTTTTGTAACCAAGCGTTTCCAAATCGCTAAGGACTTCTCTAAGTCCGAGGGTGATGTGTCCTTCGACGTTTTCGAGGAACACAAGGGATGGTCTGCAAACCCAAATTCCATTTGCAATGTGCCACCACAAAGCTCTTCCGTCTTTTTTACCTTTGCGCTTTCCATTAGTGCTAAAGGGTTGGCAGGGGTAACCGGCAGAGAGAATGTCCACCTTGTTACGAAACTCTTGGAATGGGAAGGTTTTAAGGTCCGTCCAGATAGGAGCTGGAGCCATTTGATTCGTTTCCATCTTCGCAACCAAGTTTGCCACGGCGAAGGCTTCGATCTCCACATGAAACACTGGACTGATTGCTCCGAAAACTCTTGCGAGTCCAAGCCCAAGTCCGTCATATCCTGAACAAACTGAGAGGTGTGTAACTGTTTGGGTATGACTATCATTATCTCTAGCTAAAGAAGTAAGTTGAGTCATGGATCTTTGTTATTTTAGCCTCTCCAAACTGAGGTGGAGATGGAAATGAAATGTCAGGATGCTGAACAGACAGTTGTTTAGCCCAATCAGATAGTAAGTCAACCTCAAACATATTTACAAAGACATCCCTAAGTATTCGCGAGAGGTCATCACACTTTGTTGCATGTGTTCCATAGCTGTCATGCACCATTGCGAAATCGTAGATCCCTGCCTCCCGGTTGGCCCTAACTACAGTCTTGTGAAGAGCAGAAGCATCAAGGGCATGAACAAAGTTAGGACTAACTCCGTTGGCTTGTTTCCTCCTGCATATCTTGTCGCTTTCTTCGTTAAAGCGAATCCAAGTTGCCTCGCCTGACACCCATGTCTTTACTCGTTTGCTGTGAAGCTGCTTGTAATCCTGCACCACAGGAAATCCACTTGGGCTATTCCAAAACAAAGGGCGTTGCTTGTCGCTTATCAATCGGCTGCACTGTTGGAACCACTGCATGACCTCTTTTGGTTTCTCAAGCACCTCCTCGATACCCCTCCAAACAAGTGTTGCAAGATAGTTTGTTGCCATAATCTTTTCTCTTGGATCAAATGGACTCGTTCTTTTTCTGTCATGGATCTCATCCTCGAACCACTCCACAACATAAGCCCTGTTACTGTAGCTAGTCAGCCCGTAGCTGTAACACATCACAGGACGCTTGCATGTTGACCTAGTGATTCCAAACTGAAGCCACTCCTTTGAGAACACTCGTCCTTCACTAGCATCCTTTCTGAGATACGCCTCTACCCTCTCTGCTACCACCTTGTAGATGTCTGCTGGTGTCTCTGTAGGAAGCACATTGGTTGCACTCATTCCATACGGGTCCCGAATAAGCATTGAAAGAATCTGCAAGCCGTTGTTACTCGCATCCATAGACACCGGAAGAAAAGTCTCAAGCTTTCCTGTAGATGTCAGCTTGGCCCACTCAAAACACCAACCAAGAAACTGAAATGGTTTGTCTGCTTCAGTCCAAAGGAGTTCTTTTTTTGGATTGGCTGCTATTCTTTGTGCATCCTTTGCAAAGTCGTTTGCCCACTCTACGCGCTTGTCCAAAGTGACCTTGTCGTAACCCCATGTGTTCGCCCCGTGAATCGCAAGCCACCTGTAGGCTTCGTTTGTTTTTACCTTCTCACCACGAAAGAACCTCAAAAGCCCACGGCACATGTCAGGCCCCTGAATGCCCAGAAAACTAGGGATATTGTAGACCCTACCTCTGAAGTCACAGTTGCTTGGATAAAAGAACCTGGTGGCCCTCATCTTGTCAGCTAAATAAAGCACCTTGCCCACAAGTAGCCTTCTGGATTTCGTGGATGCGTTTCTTTTGTAAACACCAGCAGCCATCATCTTCCACCTTGTCAGTGCCTCTTTGTTTTCATGGATTGCTTTTGAAAATGGTGGTAGCGTCTCGTCTTCTCTCGATGGAAAGCCTGTGATCTCAAGAGAGTTCTCCCAAGCCCACCTTGTAACATCAAGAACCTCACTGTTCACCCTCCAAGGTGTCTGCTGGATAAGATTGCAAGCCTCCATTGGCTCAGAAATAACGGCTGGTGCTTCCCGTAGGTGCTCCATATTTCTTGTCTTTATGAAGGGCAGCTTGGGTAGCGTTGTTCCTGCTGTATCATACCCACCATCCCATATGTTCTCCCACTCTCTTGGTGTTTCTGCTGTTGGAAGCCAGAAAGGCTCAAGTAACTCTCTGTCTGTGTTAAAGTTCTCCACCCAATCAAGGGTCGTTTGTGTAGCCACTACAAATCTTGTTGCCCTTTTGCGTCCTGCCTTCTGTTGAATGTATACGTATTCAATCAGTCCAGTGCAGTCCCTCAACAGCTCAACAAGCCAAGCTCCACAGTTTGCTCTGTCTCTTTGCGTCCACGCATCAAAGGCCTCCATCAGTCCCTTGTTGGCTTCGTGCATCATGGAGCGGCGTACGTGTGTCCGTATGTGATTCACGCCAGCCTTCTTGCGTCTCTTTGCACCAAGGATTATCCCTTCCCCTTTTTCTGAATGCTTAACAAGGAAGTCACACCTCACTTGATCCTCAATTCTAGCCCCAACAAAACAGGCAAGGCTGTTCATCGTCTTGCGTGCTGTGATCCGATCAAGGCAACTCCTCAAGGCAATAAACCCAATCACCTCTGGCTTCATATCCATCAGGTCATGTTGCCATCTTGATTTGTTGGCGTGATTCCAACCGTTAATCATGTCTTCAATCCCCTTGGCAAACTTTGGAAGAGCTGCTCGCATCAATCTCTGGCCATACTTGGTATCACCCTCCCCCTCCCTAGCCTTGGCCTGCGCGGTGTGAGACCGATATCTTCCGACCCCAATCATAGTCATGTCTTCGTTCAGTTCTTCTTGTGTAAGAGGGACTTCCATCGTTGTTATTTTTTTTTAATTAAAAAAGAAGCGGGGAGAATCAAACAGGTTTACCCATCGATTCTCCCCGCCATTTTACACACAACACCATGAAATGTTTAGTTCTGCCTACCAGTCACTTACCTTCTCAATTTTGTCCCGCTCAAGACTCGCCCGCAACCCCTTCAGACGCTTGTTTATGTCTGCTCTTTTTGCCTTCAAGATTTCAATGCGGTTCGAGCAATCAGCCATTTGGTTTCGCAGGACCAACATCTGGGATGCTAGGTATGCTCTTTCTTCCTCAGTCATGCGACTCGTTCGTGCTGTGGTTTCTCAAGGGCGTTCTTTCCAAAGATAAGATCTGTCGGAACTAACTTCACATACTTGAGCGTCATATCTAACGTCTTGTGACCCATCCATTGCTGGATAGCTTTGAGGTTGACCCCCTGTTGAACGAGTCGGGTAGCGGTGGTGTGCCTACAACAATAAGGAACTAAGTCAGGGTCCATATCTACATTTTTTCGGACCTTTTTCCAAACAATCCGGCGGGCGTCTTCTGTCCACGTTCCAAATGGGTGGTCAGTGTCTCGCATCTGTCTCCTCACAGCACTCACTGCCCTCTCTGTAAGTGGGATCGTGCGCTGCTCTGATGTTCCTGCAGTGTTCTTCACCTCTCTTACATCCACCACCAATCCAAGAACTGGATCTCTTCGGAAAGACCTTTTTGTAAGTAATTCCATCTCTCCCGGTCGTATTCCGGTGTCTATTGCAAAGATAAACCAATCAAAAAAGGCTGGTTCGTTGTCTGATAGATAGTCAAGGATGTCTGCTTCTACATCGTAATCAAAGAAAACAAGCCTTTCGTTGCTAGGCTGAGTAACTTTCTCAATCCTTGGCTTGGTTTCTAGGTAGCCCCGTTCGTGGGCAAACCGGATGATCTTTGAGAGACTTGCAAGCTTCTGATTGATAGTAGCGGGCGCTCTGTTGAGGGACTGAAGGTGACCTATAAAATCATCTATTCGGTGAACTGTGATGTCCTTTATAGGAGTCTCTGATCCAAAGAACTCCTCCAGGATCTTCATGTTACTGATACACTGCTCTTCGTTTTTACTACCAGCCCAATAACGGGCAAACGTCTTGTCACTTATGTCGCCAAAAGTAACCGTTGGACTGGTCTCCTTAGTTTCTATCAGTGCATCAATCGGCTCCCCTAGCTTGTTTCTTTTACGGAGTTCTGCTTCGAAGACTTGAGCCTCCTCTACAGTGTCGAATTGTTTACGATATCGAATGCGATCAAGCATGATGTCTGCCAACCACTTGTTCTTGTTTGCTCGTATAGGCATAGAAAAAGAAAGTTAGTTATGATACCTTCTCAAGATAACTAATAAGTCCCATGGTATAGGCGTGAGCTATGTCATCTCGCCGGTCCTTGTAGGTGTCCCAAGATCCTGCGTTGCTCGCAAAAAAGGGCTCTAGAATAGCAGCTGGTGGTTTGTTTATATAAAGAAAAGCCCCGCCTCTTTCGGATCTGCTACGCACAACCTTTACGCCCCTGTCTGGTTCTCCGGTAAACAACTCAGCCATTGATCCCTGCAAACAGTTACCAAGGATGGTTCCCCGCTGGCTTCCTGCAATTAGTGTCTCAAAGCCAGTTGCAGAGCGATCTTCCGCACTGTTGAAATGCAGCTCAATAACAGCCTCGGCTCCAAACTGAGAGACAACGGGAGCAAGCCATTTCATAGCAGATGTGTAATCATTCCCTTCGTAACGATCAACAGCTAGAACATCACACCCAAGAGCCTCAAGGTTTGCCTTCACTGCGTGGGCGATCGGCTTGTTGAATGCGTATTCATTAACTCCTCCCGGAGCCGTAGCCCCATCGTCGTCCGCCCTGCTATGTCCAACGCAAATAGCTAACCTCCTGCCTTCGAAATTTTTGGGCTTCAGAGAAGGCAAAAGAGAATCCCTTGTTTGCTCAAGAATCCTTATGGCCCTGTTTAACTCAGAAATAGTTTCTGTCTTACTTTTATTCATACATCCAACTCTAGTTGAGTTTCGCCAAGGGCAACCTTAGGTTCTAGGCTCGAAAAGATTTCGAACTCTTTCACGTCGTGCAAGGTGTCCGTTTCGGCGCTCATGATTGAAGCAGAGATATCCGCTAATTCTTTGGTGGAATATAGGCTAATCACGGTGCCCCAAGCGGGACACATAACGGCCCACACCGTATCTGTTTTGTTTTTCATGTAGTTGGTTTTGTTTTGTTTAGTGAAGGGAAAAAATTAACGAAGTGACAAGCCAGAAAGCCGATAAAGCAATAACTACCAAGAAGCCTCGCATAGTTGCTTCAAGAAGAACACCAAAAGGTGTCTTCGAGTTGCCGTCTTCGTCCAAGTTGTCGCTAATCAACACGCAAGCCATGACAAGGAGGCCAAAAAGCAACAGCAATAAAAAGAATAGGTTCATTTGTCCTTGTTTTGTTTTTTTGAGTTAGAAGTCTTGATTTCATTGTAGCGGAGAGGATCCATGTTTCGCGACTTAAAGAATGCATCGCAAGCCTTCGTTACCGAACTGCTGAGCCCATAATACACGTCATGATAATAGCTTGTTTTTTCGCGGTCCTTGGTTTTGTGGAAGTTGCTTTGACCGCCAGCGTGTCCTCGCCCTTTGCTCATCAATCAATTAATCTTTTTGTTTCAATAGTGCCCGAAGTTCACGAACAGCTGACAAGGTGGCTCGCTTGTTTCCGGCGTTGGCTTCTATGAAATCAAGAAGCTGGTGGGCAAGCAGAACTTTTGCCTGCCTTTTTATCCAAGGCAAATACTGCGATACATCAATGGGCGGCCCGCTTGGCATGGGTTAAGCAACAAGTTCCCGCCATTGTCTGATGGCCTGTGATTTAGCCTTTGAAGGTTTAATGGCTGCAAAATGCCAAACCCTTTTTGCCATCATGCGCCCCTTAGCAACTATCCGCTGCAATTCAACGGCAGACTCTGGAACCATGAGAAAATCGGCCTTAGCTCCGCTTGCGTTCAGTGCATTGACAAGACGCATGGCCTTTCGGTGTTGCCTCCAAGTCGGAGGTAAAGTCCTTTCGTTTTCTGATGGTGGAACCTCAAAGCTCTCGAACATTGGTTTGCCTTGGTATTGAACTGATATGGTAATTTTCATTGGTTCTTTGTTTGTTCTCTTTGCAATCTTTAGAAGTCTTGAATGATCACTCCTCCATCAAATACAATCACAGTTGTCCTATCTTGGAGCCATGCCAGAGGATCAAGAATCCCACTAGCGCCCCCAGTGTATTGCTCCACTGCTTCTGATGCCGATCCATACTCTGAATACTCACAGCGAATATCTACAGGGTGAATTTTTACAGGCTCCTCCATGTCTTCGGATAGTTCCTCAAGATATTCGCAAAGGGCAAAGGCACCCGGTCGAGTCCAGGTGGCAAAATCATCTTGTAAGAGAATATCGGCCGCTTGAGCTGTTGATAGTGTGGTAACTAATTGCATTTTTCTTTGTTTGTTTTGTGTGTAATCGGAGTCATTTAATCGCTCCCCGCTCCCTACTGGCTAACCAATAAGGAGACGGGAGAGATTACTTGTAAACCGTCTGGCCCTCTTGAAAAATAACTGCGCTTGTTTGGTAAAACTTGTCGCAATAGCTCAGAGCCTCCTCGAAATGCTTCTGGAGGGTTTCGGTTGTGTCCTCATCGTTTGTGAGAAAAGGACAAGCGGCGACCTCAACTGTAATCTTGAAGGATCGACTGGTGGTATTGGTGTTCTTTGTTTTCATTGGTTCTGTGTAGTTCTTGGAGATTAGCAAGTGACGCCACTAGCAACTTCATCTTGTTGGTTTTCTGTCCAATCGTTTACGTCTTGTTGCAGGCTGTCGAGGTCTACTGTCCAACAAAGGCCATCTAAGACCGTATAGGCAAGATCACCCTTAATATACCAATCCTCCGGATCCTCAAAGTAATCCTCAGCCTCTCCCTCAAATTGAATCTCAAGCTCTCCTACTGGCAGGTTAATATCAGCGCCTTCATCAAGCCCTGACATTGCACGCCAGTTATCGTCAGTCAGGTGAGAGTCTAAAATAAGAGCCCTCTCCTTTTCGCAGGTGATTACCTTTAGGAGCTTGGCAAGATCCTCTGAACAATAACGCTCGAGGAATTCGTTGTTTAACTCCAAGCATCCGCCGCCAAGGGCATCAGCTAACGCTTGAGCTTCAGCAGTGATAGCGTGAGTATAGGTGAATTTAACTGGTGTGGTGGTGTTGTTTGTTTTCATTGGGTCTGTGTGGTTCTTGGGCTTACTTCCTCTTTATAGGGCGCTCGTAAAAGAATAAGGCGAGCCATGAGAGGCCAGCAAGCGCGCCAAAGGAGGCGCTGAAGATAAAGACCGGCAGTACATCTTGAACATCTAAAAGGGCAAGCCAGAAAAGAGGGAAGGGAACTACAGCCAGCGCACCAGAAACAGCAAGGAGATTCACTAGGAACTTCCATAGAAGAGTCTCGCGACGAAACGTAGGAAAAACGATAGGTGTATTAGGTGTTGTTTGTTTTTGCATATCGCCGCCAAGATGACCAAGTGATCGCAAAGCGCAAGCAAAAAATAAAAAAAAATCAAAAACGCAAAGTGAGAGAAAAAGACATGCCCTTGCCTAAAAAACTTAGGCGAGGCTAAACCTGGCAAGAGAACAACCCACTCGTCCCCTAGCATCTAGGGTGCTACGGGCAAGACTAGCCTGTAGGATTACAAGAGAGTAGGGGTGTCAATCAAGAGACAATCCGCTGCTAGAATGCGTTCCGGGAGGGTGCGCGGGGGTATTTTAGCGCGTCGCTATATACGTATACCCCTTCAGATTTTTATACCAAACTTCAAAAGGACACCAGTAGCTCTCCTATAGGAAGTTGCCTGTTCACACATAAAGAAGAGACTACTGGTGCCTGTATGGATTTTAGTAGAGTGACCTTTTGCCTCTCCCTTTTGTGGGTTTAGGGCGAGCAACAGGTTTCTTTTTCTTTGCTGACTTTTTGGTATTCATATGAGGGAAACTTAGCGAAAGCTTCTTGGGCTTGATCTAAGGGAAAAACAAAGAAAACCTTAGATTATCAGAGACCCAAGAAGCTTCGTCTTTTAAAAACAAATCACTTACCTACTGTTTTAATAGCAGTTTTATGAGCTTCTCCAAAGGTTTTTCCTTTGATCATTAGTTTTTTCATTAAGTCCATGTGTTTTTTGCTGTGATGAACGCTATGTTTTTTCATGGTATCTTGTTGTCTTTTTGTAAGTCCTTTTTGTTTTTTCATTACTTTTTCTTCTTCTTCTTTTTCTTCTTAGGAAATCCAGCCTTCATATTTGCGTATGCTTTATCGCTTATGGTGGAGTTCTTTTTGGATCTACTAATGCCTAGCTTGCGGCGTTTGTTGATGTTCTCGTAGAGGCTCATATGTATTTACTTTGTAATTATTCTACCATTTTACTTTGTTTGCCCAATAGGCTGCTGAGAGTTTTCCTTTGGCTATGTTGGCTGCATGACGAGCCTTAAAGCTTTTTCTTCTGGCTTTGTCCTTTGGGGTCTTTGGGTTTTTACCTGCACCACTGACACCCTTTTGTCCAAACCTAATGAGTTTTATTGTAGATCCTGATTTAGCTAAGACAGCATGTGACTTAGTTTTGTGTCCTGGAGTTCTCTTTGGTTTGTTGTATCCAGAGAACTTTTCTCCTGATCTTTCAATAGCCATATTTAAGTAGGGTATTTGTTTCCTTTGTTTGTTCCTACTATAGGAACACCTATAGATACTAGGTTTGTGAATACTATAGGAATACCTATAGATAGAATAATATTAACAAACAAAAACAAACATCCCTTCCTTTCTTTTCTTTGTTATTTTTATTTTTTTATTTGTTCTCTATTACACATGACATTTGTTCTCTATTACACATGCAATTTGTTCTCTATTACACAAATGGTCAGTATGATTAAGATTTGACCCTTGGATAACTAATAGTGTACTTATAGGGGGCCTTATCGGCGGCACCGTATATGGCAACAGGTAAATGTAATTTTATTTTTACTCTTTTTGTTTAAGGTAAGAAGTGTGTTCTTTTTTGAATGTAGGAACAACCAAGTTTTCCACAGCTCTGACTAGTGCTTCCTCTAGGTTGTCATTATCAAGCAAGTAGCCAATACCACTGAGGGCAAAACAAGCATGCACTACCTCATGGAGAATAGTGTCTAAAGTGTCTTCTTCACTGAGGTTCTTTCTGATGGAGATTGTTCTCCTTTCAAAGTGTAGGACTCCATAGTCTTCCATCTGTTTGTATTCGATGGCAAACCTATGTCCTCCAATAAGCACCTCTAGGGGTCTGTATTTTGGTTGTTTTGCCATAATGAGCCGTATTTAGATTCTGAGAGGGTTTAGGTGTGTTCTGGTGTGCTGACCCTCAGAGCCAGTTAGGACCTCTCACAGAGGATCCTCGGGACTTATGGAAGCTATCTTGGAACCTTTGTAGTTCCTCCCTAAGTAGATCTTCTTTTCTGTCCTCCATCTTTTGTGAGGCATCTTGTGCCATTTGTTCTGTCCAGTAAGCAATAGCGATACTGAGGGCATCCAGTCTGTCATCGTGTGTAATAGCCCCTCTGTCTCTTGTGAGTCTGCTTAGTTGGTAGATTAGCTGGTATTTCAGGGATGATTCCTGTGAGTATTCCTGAGCTGTCCTAAAGTCGCTTTTGATGACCTCTGGGTCTATGACAAGCTTGTGTCCTGCCATCACGGGTTCCAGGGTATCTATGATCCTGCGTTCCTTTTGGGTGCTGTGACGGACTTCCTCGATTGTACAGGGGTGAACCTTTGTAAGTATGGGCTTTATTAGCTCCACAAACATACCATCACCAAAGTTACTCTCCACAATGATTGTATTTACATTGTGTTCTTTTGCCAACACACAGAGATACTTGAGTGTTTCTTCACTGTAGCCCCCTTGTAGTCCTCCAGCGGCAGGAACGTAGAGGAATCCGTTGAGCATCTTACAGATTGCAAAGCCTGTTTCGTCCTTTCCTCGTCCTGCTGGGTCAATACTCATCACACTGCCGGTGTAAGGTATGTGATCTCCAAGAACTTTAAAGGGCCTGTGGAAGCGATCTCCGGTCATCCCTACGTTGGGAACCGTTGAGTCCCACTCTAGGGACGGATCGTTTGCCCACACAACCTTTTCTGGAGCCAGCTCGTTGTCTAGGCTCATCACAAGTAGGTCATTTATCTTCAGTGGATACTTCTCTACGTCTGACAGCTTGGAATCCAGCATGAACTGGAGGGCAAACCCAGCAGACCCGTAGGAAACCTTTCGGTCAGCCAGGTCTATGTCAGAAAACCTTAGGGGTTCAGTAGATTTGTTTTCTTTTTCTGTGCTTACACACAGTTGACTTACGTTGTCGTTGTAGGTCAGGTTGTTTTTGCTTTGTGTGATGTATTGAGCGGGCCAGATTTTTGTATCGTAGCCTCGTTCTTGTAGTGACCTGTAAACTGTGTCCTCGCACTGTGGGGTTCCTAGAAAGAGTATCTTGGATTCCTCGTCTGGTTTGATGATAGCGTCGAACTCCTTGACTTGCTCAGAGAGCTTGTCTCGCATCATTTGTGTTGCTGAGTTATTTGGAACCTCTACGTCATCAGCAACGATTATGTCAGCACGAGAGCCTGTCAGTTGAGAAGTAATTCCGAGGGACTTGACGGAGGGGGCATGACTTGCTGGAGCTGGTCCAACGTCAAAGGAGATTTTGGAGAATCTTTGTTTATCTCCGGGAGCAAGATGTTGGAGAAATGAAGCTTCGTGGATGAGTCTAAGTGTGAATGTGCTGAAATCATCTGCTCGAGTTTTAGAAGCACTGACAACAAGAATGTTCTTGCTGGGGTCGAGGAGCAGTTGGTGAACGACGAAAGCACTGCAAATCCAAGACTTACCAACTCCTCGAAATCCTTGGATGACAGCTCGTTTTGGGCCGTGCTGCATGTAGTCTGCGATTTCATATTGAATAGGTGTTGGTTGTGGGAGGTTTAGTTGTTTCCAGACTAGGAATAGAAAGTTTCGGAAGTCCTTGATTTCTTCAGGTAGGTCCAAGGGTCTATGGGGTTTTGTTATTCGCCCACCACTTTATCTACGCCATCCTCGTTAAATGGAAGAATCTTACACAACTCTTCTAGGGGACTCTCAGCAGAAGCCATAGCACTGATGCCGTTGTCCTTTAGAAGCTGACGGGCTGCACTTAGGTCTGCTGGTGCTGCTTCACCGCTTTGTATCCTCAATATGAATTCATCAATGAGTATATCCTGGAGTTGCTGAAGCTTGTCTTGTGTCGGTTTTCTCATTCTTTTCTTAATTCTTTAAATATCTTTACGCCTAAATAAAACAGAGTCGCAACGCCCACCGCTATGGCAACAATGGTGTTTATGTCACTAAGAGTGATGGTTCCTAGTAACCCTGTGATTCCCACAGCAGATGGGATGTGTGGTGAGTTCATTTGGGTTGTTAGGCAAAAGCTCTGCAAATTAACTTCCAGTTTGAGTCTGCGTCAGTCACATCCCAAGTGTTACTAGCGTCTGCTTCTGGAAGGGTAAGTTTTGTATCATAAACAAAGAAACATTTTGTTGCGTTTGCATACAAGCCAAGTCTTCCTGCTGAGTGTCCTTGAGCTGACAAATCTATTTCGTCTCCCACTGCGTATCCGTTCTCTGCGCTTTTACATCTTAAAACCCATTGAAAATACTTAGGAACTTCTTCAAAGCTGTGGTCTAGCTCTACTTTAGTTTGAGACGCTGGTATTGCTGTTTCAGCGCTTTGAAAAAACTTAGAAAAACTACTGTTAGTTCCTGGCGATCCGTTTGTTCCATCCGAAATAACAAAAGAAGAATCGGTATTGTCACTAAGTTTAATTGTAATTGTTGTGTTGGATCCTACTTTACTTGAAGCTACGCTTGTAATTCCTACTCCATCTGCTCCTGCTGGTCCTTGTTGTGCTATTGCTTTAGCAGGAGCGTTCTCTAATACCTCTTGTGCTGCATAGACAGCGTGACGGTATGAGGTATCTAGGTCACTCTCGGTAATCCTTGAGCCGCTTTGGAAGTCTACTAGTTCAGCAGTCCCTGTCTCTCTAAAGATTCTAATCTTGTTAACACCATTATTCCCTGTGTTTGGGGCGGCACTAAGGGTAGCCGTAGTTCCGTTCACTGTTACCGTAAGGGATCCTGTCGTAAAACTACTACCGTTGTTGGTTGACGTAGCAACTTTAAGGTGTTCTTGGCTTATGAATTTAACATTAAAGCCTGTAAAGCTGGTGCCTGTAAGACCAGATGTGTATTCTTGATAGCTGTTAGCCATTGTATTGTTCTCTAAGGGTTAATGGGGGATGGGATTTTTATTTTGACATCTTCTTCAGTGATTGCTCCAGTTTGCACAAAGATTTCTTTAGCTGTCATTCCGGTTTCTTCGTCGATGTAATCATCAAGGTCTTCAGCTACTAAAAGTAATCCTTCAGTGTCTGTGTGAAAGCTACTTAGAATTGCTTGTATTTCTTGAAGTCCAAGGTTTTTTTGTCTTTCTGAATCACCAGTCGACGCTTTTAAATCTGCTAGTGATGAAAAGGTATCTGAAAGAACAAAGTCATTGAGTTGTTCTTTTACTTCAAATGTTTGAAACAAATCAGCGTAAAGTTGCTGAAGGTTTCTTCCGTCTGATTTTCTTTTGTATTTGTATAAATCAACACCATTGATGCTCTTAGGCATGTTAATTTTAGTGATTACACCTTGTCTGTCTTGAGCAATTATCTCTTCAATAGGCTCAAGAGGTTTAAAGGTTTTTGCTTTAAATCTGTTTAAAAGGTCCCAGTTCGTTTGTCCTGACTGTTCGTAGTCACCAAACATATCTCTTTTCTTATTAACTGCTGCTAAACCAAACGATTTTTGAAATACTCTATCTTTAAAATCCTGAGCCATTGGATCATTAATAGTTCCTTTTCTTGTCGCAAGTTCAGTAGGTTTTCTGATTCCGGCTAGATTTGGAATAAAAGTAGCAAACAAATCAGCCAGCAAAGACTGTCCTTTTCTAACATCTTCAGACAAAAAGACTTGTTCGATGTTTTTTATTGAACCAAGCACTGGAATATCTCTAGCTGTAAACGCAAAAGATTGGCCCAATACTGTATACCAATCTTTTCCAGGATCTTTTCCTTCTTGAACTTGTCTAATATAGTTACCTATATCAACCGCTGGGTTAATAGCGTTAAACGGAATAGCTGCTGATATATTAATTTTAAAGCCACCAATGTTTATCGTGTTTGGTTGTTCTTTTGATCTTTTTCGTTCTTCTGGAGACATCCAAGCAAGTGTCCCTGTTGCGCCTTTAAAATAGCCAAGTGCAAGACCACTAACCGCAAACGTAGAACCAATAATCATATCAGTAAGAGCTTCTCGTTTTACAAGAATAGCTCTTCTTTCGTTAATGCTTATTTGTTGGTCTAGCTCATTTATTTGTCTTCTAATTTCTAGTTCTTTTTCAGGAGCTAAATTTAGTTGTTTCTTTAAGTTTTCTCTTTGTTTGTTCAAACGCTTAACATTACGTCCAAAAGTTCCTCCACTATGTCTTAATGCACCAGCAAAAGGACCAGAACCATAAGAAGCTAATTTAAGTGTGCCTTTTAAAGCTACACCAAAGAAAGGAGCTAATACATCTGTTATAATACGTGTAGCTAATGCAAGAGGAGTAGGGTCAGTAAGACGAGTTATCTTTGATAATGACTTTGATATTCTATCTGTAACCTTTTGTTCTGCTCTAGCCATGTCTCCAGAGCTAACCATTAACAAATCGTCTGTAATTAAGTCTGCTTCATCTGCTGCATCGTCTACAGCTTGCATAATGTTTAGGCCATCAACATCTTCAGTAGCCTCTTTAATTCTTTGCTCTGCTACTTCTTGAGCTTTTTCTATGCTGTTCCCGAAATTTTCAGGATTTTTATGAAACTCTAATCTAGTGTTTTTTCTTATTGTTGCCCTAATTCGACTTGGACGTATCCAAGATTGCGACATTGCATCAATACCTATAAGTGCCCTGTAAGGAATAGAATAAAGTAAATCTAATTTGTTCATCTCAAGCATGTCGCCTAGACGATTAGTTATTCTATTTTCTGCTCTTTTTCTTATGTTGGCGTCTTTTTCGGCTTTTTTAAGCAAAGCCATTTTACCTCTGGGCAGGTCGCCGTTTAGTCCTTCTAAACTTAAGTCTGGTCGATAACCCTTTGCGTCAGGATCTTGTAACTCTTGAAACGCTCTTTTAAAAGTCTTTGTTATTCTTTGTCTTTCTTTGGACTTAAACAAACTAGTAAAGACTCCAAGCGCTTCTTCAAAATCAATAGCTGCTAATTCTTTTCCAAGACCTTCTTTGTTTTGATACAAGCGTGTAGCAATCGGTCTAAACAAATTACGTATAGCTGAAAAGATTGCTGTTGGAAATGCTGCTTGTAATGTTGTTGGTTGATAAAGCATTGCCGATCTTCTATACATCGACGCTTTGTTATATAGTTTTAAACCAAAGTTTACTTTGTCTTCTTTAATAGATGATTCAACAAGCTCAGAATAAGCTTTGTAAAACTCGTAATCTTTTTTTGCTTTAATAATGCGCTCTTCTTGTTTTGCCAGCTTTGTCAGAAAAGTCCGCATTGCTTTCTTACGATTAGCAACTTCTTTGACTGCTTTGTCGTATTTGCTTTGAACGGTTCCTTTGAACCTACCTGGCATACGACCAACCTCTTGTTGCATTTCATTAGCATCTCCACGCTTTAAGATGTCTTTAAGTCTCTGCTCTTCAGCAACTACTGCATCATAGTTTGCTGCTTCTTTTTCAAATCTATCGTAAGACTTAATACGTGCTCTTAAGTCTTTTACTTCTGCTGAGTCTTTATCAGTAAACTCTATTTTTGTTTGACCCTCTTCAACGGTGTCTTCTTTCTTTGCTGGTTTAGCATCAACAAGTTCATCAGCAGCTTTTGCTTTAGGCCCTACAGCACGCTCTTGTAGCTCTGTAAGTCTGTCTTGCAGCTTTTGCTTTTGAGCTTCTATCTTGTCTTGAAACTTTTTTTCAGGAGTCTTCTGCGGATCAAGAGACTTTTTTAATTCTCTTCTAAGTGCTTGATTTACACCTCTAAGATCTTCTAGGTAGCTCTTAACTTTTTTAATACCAGCCCACTTGGGTTTACTGCTAACAAGCTTGCTAATCTTTTCAGGATCGCCTTCTTTACCCAGCTTAGAAAGCCTGTCGATACTTGCCTCTAGCTCTTCTATTTCGGCAGCTTCTTTCTTGTTTTTCTTGTAGAAAGCTATGCGCTCTCTTAGTTCCTGAAGCTCTGCGTCTTCTTTGTTAGCTGCTTTCTTTGGCGCTTCGTCTTGCTTACCCTCAACAAAATCCTGTTGCTCTTTTTCGAGCTGGGCTTCTGCTTTTTCCTTTGCAGTCTTTGGTTGCTTTGCTGGCTTTCCAGCCTCTACTGCTTTCTTTTCCGCAAGTTTTTCCTCAAGTTCCTTTACTCTGGTTTCCAGGTTTACTACCTGTTCCCCTTTTGCTTCTTCTCTAGCTTTTTGTCTTTGCTTCTTACGAAGTTTGTCTTTTGTAGTAAGATATCCTTGAGCAGCCTCTACAAAATCGTCATCTAAGTCTGGATCGTCTAGTGTTTTTTTGAGCAGTGTCTGGAGGTTTTTAAGCTTTTCCAGCTTGTCCATCGTTTCAATAGAATACCTACTCCCGCGCCCAGTAACTGTTGTTGCTATGTCAGCACCTTTGACACTAGAACCTGCAACTTTTGTAAGCGGTCCTGTAACATTCTGAGTAATTCTAATTTCTTGATTTATCGAGGCTAGTAATCCTCTCAAGCTTTCAGTTCTGTTTGTGCCGCTAATAAAGTTCCTAAGAGCGTTTTCTTGGAACGCATGTCCTCTTGCAATAATTTTTGTGCCAGCGTTAATAAAAGCGGGCCATTCTTCTTTTGGAATCCCGTCAGCTAAAGCATCGCCAGAAATAATCAACTCTTCATATTGATCGCTTCCGGTAAACTCTTCTAGTTCTTCTTTAAATCCTTCAGGAAGAAGCTCTGTTTCTCCTTTTTCTTCTGCTACAGGTGCTTCATTAGGTTCTTGTTTTTCTTTAACAACTGGCGCTTCAGTTTCTACAACATCTAAGTCAATAACGGGCTCTTCTTTAACTACTGCTGGCTTATCAGTTTCTTTAGTAGCTACGTTAAGCTCATCACCAAAATCCTCTAAAATATCAGCAGCTAGCTCTATGTCTTCTTTCTTTTGTCTGAGCGTATGAATTCTAGCGTTTACTGCGTATTTTTGCCTTCCCTTAAGTTTTTTTGCTTTTGCTTGTAGTTCTTTTATTTCTGCACTAATAGGATCTGATAATGCTCTTTGTTTTTTAGAAGATCTAGTTACAAGGTCTTTTGCTATTTTTACTCCTTGAGGACCAAATTTAGCAAGTATGTGAAACAAAGAATTTAATCCTGCGCCAACCCCAACAGCGTAAAGATACTCAATAGTGTCTCTTGTTGCTCCTTCTTCATTAAGTTGCAAGGCTACTTCTTGCCGTAAAGCTGTCTCTGCTGCTCCAAGAACAGCACCACTAACAGCTATTTCGCTTCCTTTTACGACAAGCTTTTGTTTTAACCCAAGAGTCTTTTTACCTAATATTTGATTTGTTAGTTTTAATGGATAAGAAATAACGCCTCCTGACACAAATCTTGCAGCCTTGTCAGCAGGAACTGCCATGATTCCAAAAGCAGCAGCCGTCATTACCTCACTAGCTCTTGTAGCTTCTTGAAGTCCGTAAGATTTTCTTACCTGTTGTGCAAAGTAATTAGAAAGACCCCATATAGCTGCTTCAGTAAGAGCAAACCCAGCTACTCCCACGACAGAGCTAACAGGTTCAGGAGCAGCTATCCCAGCAACAGAAGTTGCTTTTGCTCCTCTAAAGAAGTTTAAAAGATACTTAGCTTGTTGTCCTGCTTTAGCTGCTCTTGCTCCGCTTTTTGTAGCAATAGAAGCACCTAGTCCTCCTCCAAGCTCTGTAATAAGACCAAGTGCCTGTCCTTCTCTTTGTTTTTTTGCTTCTTGGTCTTCCAACAGAATGTTGTTTATAGCCTCTCTATCTGCTTCACTAAGGCTTGAGGGCAAAGGAGGTAGAACAGGAGCAGAAAGTCTTTGTTTTTCTTCTTCAAACTCTCTAATAAACTCTTCTTTATTAACAACAGACATACTTTAAAATAATAAACTTCTTTGAGTTCTTCTAAACTCAGCTACATCGGAAGGAGAACTAAGACCAAATGATGTTGCTTCTTTTATAGATTTTTCTATTTGTTGTGCTTTTTGTTTACTTACAGAAAAAATTGAATCTTGATCGTTAAATGCTTCTGCCCATCGGTTAGTTACGTCAACTAGCTCTCCTGCGTCTTTAAATAGCTTAACGTCTACATACGAAAGTTTAGATAATTTAAGATGAGCTGCAGATGCTGGGTTCCATTCTGGATAGCCGTAAATTAAATGAGTGGCTCTTAGTGCTTGGGCGTCACTAGCTTGAACCATAGTTGTGTAAGCTTTTTTAAGTGCTTCTCCTTGAAACGCTGCTTTAACTTCTGCCAGATTCATTTCTCTTTTACCTTCTGTTAATCCTGGAAAAGTTGGCCCGTCTTTTTTAACCTTTATTTTGTTATCGTTAGCGGCTTGTTCAAAATAATATAGGTGTCCGTAGTCTTTTTTATTTAAATCAGCATCTAAAGCTTTTTGTATTTCTTTAGCTACAGTATCGTCTTCATATTTTCCAAAGTCTAAAAAGTTATCTTTATCTTCTGTGTAGTCAGAAGAAACACCTGTTAAATCAACTAATTTACTAAAAGTATTAGCTGCTTCTTTTGAATCTATCAGTGCTTTTTCTATTGCTACAGCTTTGTTTAGCCGGTCTTCAATAAACTCTTTAATTAAATTGTTTTTATTTGTATCCTCAATTGGTGGTCCTATAAAATTATCTGGAATAACAAGTTCTGCTGCTTTTTCTAATACTTCTCCTTGAAGCAAAGCAAACGTATCTAATTCTGCTGTATCTATCCTACTACTAAGCTCTGGATTTAATGTTAACCTTGCTCTAGTTAATTCATCTCTAATGCTATTAAACCTTGCTTTAACTCTGTTTGAAAGCTGAGTGTATTCTGGTGTAGTTTTAACCCAAAACCCTCTTGTTGCTTCTTTTTTAATGTTATACAGCTCATTAGGAATAAGCCCCGGAGCTAAATTTCCTTTGCCTTCTGCTGTTAAAAATTCTTTCACAGAAGCTTCTGGATTATCTTCAAAGAAAATAATGGCTTTGTTTACAAGCTCTTCTTTTTGTTTTTCTGTAAACACATACTCGTAAGGACTGTCTTTTCCTAACTCAAGAAAGTATTTATTTGTTTCTTCTCTTGTTGATTCAAAAAGTTGTTTTGTGTAATCTGATCTATTTTTATTTAGCGACCCTCCGTATCTTTGATACAAATCTTTAAATTTAGTTAATTTTGTTGGAGCATCAGAAATTTCTTTAGCTATTTCAGTAACTTCTTCTTCCGTAAATCCGGGGTTTAAGTCTAAAAATGTGTCTTTAATTCCTGCAAACACAAGATCAGTTACAGGTAAATTAGAAAGCAAAGCGGAAGCTGTTGAGTTTACTTTACCTCTATGTGCTCTTCTACGGTCTGTTTTACTTACTTCGTCTTCTTCGTTTAAAGCTTGTTTTGCGTTTCTAACTCTAAGACTCATATCTATAAAATTAGATTTGTATTCCGCAATTCCTCCAAGTTTAGCCCCAGAGTAAAACTCAAATGCTTCTGCTTGTCCTATCATGGCTTCTGCTTCGTCAAACCGACCATTGAACATAAGGCGGTCAAAGTAAGCATTAGTAGCCTTCATTAACCTTTGAGTTTGTTCTTTTTTAGGAACGCCTAAATCGTCTAACCCGTTTTTTATGATTCTAAATCCATCCGTAATGTCTCCAGAGTAAAACGTCTGTTCCATTGCGTTAGACTCAATAACCATCTTAGTAGCCTCTTCTTTAAGAGCCTTGTATTTACTAAACGCTTGAGCTTTTAGAGGCGTTGTAGTTGCATTCCAAAGCGCTTTGTGAGCTTGCATCTGGAGGTCGTTTGTCATCCCCTTGCTAAACTTGGCAAACAAATCGGACTCCATGTTGGCTATGGCGGTATCAATGTCTGCTGAATCTGGGTTGTTTCCCAAGTCAGAAGCCAAAGTGTCATACTCGTTGGCCATGTTCTGTTGCTCCATCAAATACTTCCTCTTAACCAGCTCGTAGTTAAACGTCTTGTTGTATTTAAGGATGCTAAAGGTTTCCTTATCACCAGCCGACAGCTCTTCAAGAATCTCGTCATCAGACATCTGAGACACCCTGTCAGTGGCTACTTTGTTAGCATAGTTTGTAAGCTGACCGGCAGCGTTAGGGAGCTGGTTGATTACAGAGGCAAACTGGAGGGCAGCATTAGTCTTTGGTGTAGGCGCTACAGCTACTCTGTAGTTTCCTGCTGAAGCCCCTACGCCCCCTTGGAGGCTTGCTTGACCTGGATTGTAGTCAACTTGAGTTCTTGATTTCTTAGCCTCAACTTGAGTTCTTGGTTTCTTAGCCATGTTTGCTTGTTAAATTATAAAGGTGGAAGAATTGAGAAAGGTCCGATAGGGTCTATGAATCCTGCGCCTGAAGGCAAATCGGGAGTTACATTTGTAAACGAAAGACTTCTTGCAGGAGTTACAGATTCAATAACGGGTCTTCTCGGTGGCGTATCGTCTCTTACAGAAACTGCGCGGCCCACAACAGGTATAGCTCTGCCAGCATTTGAAACGTCAACTCTTCTAGACCCCCAATCTTGAGCGACTGACTGCATAGAGGTTCCTACTTGAAGCCCTGTAAGCAGTGCTTGCAAAGGATTCTCTTGTTGAATCGGTTGGTTAATGCCAAGCAAGTTCATACGGCTTCTCATA